ACCATGTGTCGACATGCTAAAAATTGATGGGATACATACGAATTTATATGTAACCCATGCGTTACCTGTTCCGTCAACAATCTCAGTTTGAGATTCGTCCCACAGAAATTTAACAGATGCAATTGTCTTGTAGTAATATGTCGAACATATTTCTGGAAGATCTGACAGTGTCATTGTGAAATTCAAGTCGGGCTCAGCCGCCAAAAATTGATCTGTTAGACTTTTATTTTCTTTCTTCTCAAGATATGGCAAGATACCAGAAGACAAGATTTTCCCAATAATCAGACGCGTGATTATCGATTTTTCGTTGCTCGACGACTCATTGACAGAGTCAAGAGCTTGATCATCCACAGTCGTGGAGCCTTGAGTTTCAATCGTCATTGTTGACAACCTCACTTACCTGCAAGAACAAAACACATCGAACGCTTGTCGTGATCATGAATAAAAGAACACCATGAAGTGCTCTTTGAGACGACTGCGTAGCAAGTCATTCTGCTATCATGATCATGAATTGATGCACAACGCGTCATCTGCGCGCCGATCGTGGGTGATATCAACGTGATAATCACAAAAACAAACAGAGAAAGCCGTTTCCGTACCATGAAACTATACTAACATGATTTAGAACATCATTGCACAAGATGACTATTTAGTTGCTACGAGAATCTGCAAATTCTTGTCTTGCTATTGGCAAGTCAATAACTGGTGTAATAAGTGATGTCATCAACGCAGCTTTAATTTTTGTGCAATATCTATTTTCTACGCGTGCAACAGTCGAATCTTTTCCTGCGTCACCAGATGTATAACACTTGAACGTTGCCCGCGCGTTTGGAGTACGGAGCCAGCAACGATCCAAAACGTGCAATGCAAGTCGAATTTGTAATTGTCTAGAAGTACAAATTTCCATGCGTTTCCAGCCTTCCCAATTCTTTCCTCGCATCACTTGTCCAAGACCAATTGATTTGCCACCATCGCCGGCATGCTTGCAATGTTCTACTTTTTCACTAAATGAAGATTCGCCAATAATTGCCCCTGAAACTGCAGAAATTGCATCTAAGCGGCTCATATTACTCTTAAGCTGATTTGTTGCTATGTCTTTATCGACAACAGCAATTATATCTACTGAAATATCCTTAATTCTTTCATTTTCAACAAATTTCAAAGCATGAATTTGTTGAAAAATTAGTGCTAATGCAATTGCTATCTCGTTCATTGTTCGTTCCCTTTGTATGCCGCGAGACCGCAGCCCCGAGACGAATTTTTTGAGTAGAGGTTATATTAACGTAGCATATTTTACATTTTAGTAAAGGCGCAAGATCTACTCTGAACTTGACGGCTCGAGCATTTTCTTTTTCTTTTGTAATTGTTTTGTCTTTTTTGTTATTTCATCTTCTGAAACAATAGACATCATCTCTTCAATTTCAGGAAGAGGCGGCGGCTCTAGAACAATGATACCTTCTGTTGGAGAAGATATCTCATGAAGAACACCAGCGCCGCGCGCTGATTGGAATTCAAGAAGTGTCGGTGGCAAAACTCCCATTGAATTACAGCGAACAATCAACAATTCATATGTTACGATTCCTGAGTCATGTAAAAACTTTTGAAGATTCGTACGCTTTCTTCGTAAAAGATCGACAAGTGCAACACGTGAAAAACTTTTCTTTTGCATTCTCATGGCGTTTATTTTCTCTTTATCTGCTGCAGGATATCTGATACTGCTTGTTGAAAATGAACAGACTTAATAATTCCATCCATTTTTTCCGATGGAACATCAAGGTCCCATTCACTAATTATTGCATCTGCAAACTTTCTCATCACACGCAATACATAGTTTCTTGCTGACGAATGATTCATCTTGAAACCAATCTCTGTCATCATGTCAGCAATTTCACGATAATTTACACCCTCTGCACATTCGACAGTTGCGTATTTAGCTTTATGATTCTTTTTCACTTTTTGATCCTTGGTTGCTGAGATCTAATAGGTGAGAATCTCATTTTTTGTAATTCTGCAAGTCTATGAGCCAAATCACCATCATTTGACGTAGAGTATTTTTCATGATCAATAAAATGTGACATCTGATTGATCATGATCTTCATATTGCTGAGAATGATCGATACCATTACTATACCGCCGGCATTCATGACAATCAAAACACCTATACACACACATGTAATTAGTTCAATCATAGCAGTGGCTCGCCGCGGCTGAGCTGTTCAATATCGTCTGAAGATGCAATGTAATCATCTCTTTCTACTTCATCATACAGACCAAAGCGAAGTTTTAGAATTGCTGCTTCCTTGTCAGATAGCTTTGATAAGACTGATCTAACAATATTCATCAATTCGAGAGATGATACGTTGTAAAATGGATCATGATGAGGATCTCGATCTTCAATCATGTCGCTCAGTGATATCTGCTTGCCATCACCAGAACTTCCAAATTTGTTGCCATGCATGCCCTGATCAAGCGAGACTACATGATGACCAGCTGCCATTGTTGCTTTAACAACTGTCTCTGATGCATCCACCATAGACAGAAGTTCTTCTGGTGTAGGATTACTTCCTGTCATCTCCTTGAATTCCATTGATGCCTGAATTAGCTTTCGCTGTACTCCGGCGGCATGGGCAGGCAGCCTAATCATTCGCTTTCGTTTTAGAACATGTTGGCTAATTGCCTGCTTGATCCACCATGATGCGTATGTTGAAAACCTGAAGCCCTTCTTGTAATCGAATCGTTCGATTGACTTTAACAATCCCAAGTTTCCTTCTTGAATTAGATCTTCAAGCGGAATGTTATGTCCCTTGTATTTCTTTGCGATTGAAATTACAAGACGCAAGTTTGCTTCAATTAACTTCTTGCGTGCCTTTTCAGAAGCAACTCCTCCTGTTTCATATGTTTGAAACAGTGTTACAAGTTCAGCATGCTTTATCTGTGGAAACTCTCTAAGATCGCTTAGATAAGCAGAAATGACATTAGGCTGACCTGTTGCTGCTATTGATTTCTTAGTCTTCTTCTCAATTTGCATAATCAATTAGTCTGATCGTCTGAGTAATTAGATTCTTCAGGATGATCACGAAGGTATGCTTCGTGCGCAAAGCGCCTTGATGCTCTAATCTTTGATTCACGCTGAAGATATGAAAGCTCTTCTTCCCACTTGATTCGAACTGAATCATTTTGTCCCATAGCCTCTTTGCCATTGAGTATATAACGATAGCGATCATCAATATCGCTGTCAGTTGCGTATGACAAATCATCCATGTTCGCTACATCAGGCATATTCATATTTTCAGAATGAACACGAACAGGTTCCTGTTCGATGTTATTGATTTGCTTGGACTTGTTGATTTTCTTGGTCATTATGATGTTTCTCAAACTTCGATGTCGTTGTTGCGCTTGTTGAAGACATACAGGCCAAAACCAATTGCTGTTACAATAACGCCGATAACGATGCGCTTAAGTGTAAAGATTGCCGGCTTGTTTTCGATGTTACTATTTGTATTGTTTTCCATTTTGTTTCCTTTTTTCTTTAATCAGTGATGATTATTTTTTCCATATCAGCAGATATTTTTGATAGCAATTTTATTGCATCAAACACATTCAATTGTTCGCTAAGCTTAGAAAGGCTAGATGTTATTCGTAGATTTCCTTGATCTGAAAGACTAAAAATAGTCTTCTTTGATGGTGTAGCGTATGATTCCTTCCATTGTTCTAGGCGCGGTCCCAAAAAGACAACGTTTGTTTTCTTTTTAATGTCTATCATAGATTGATCGATTCCCATTCACCCGGTGAAACTGTATACACAATTCGCTTTATTCCCGATGCTCTAAGACAATTTTCACAACCCTTGCAGGGGCGCGCCATTCGCCATGCACCAGTTCGACCTATTCTAGCAACCCAAACGATAGAACCGCGCGTCAGTTTACGAACAAGTCGAGTTTCAGCATGATGCTCAGGAATGCAGTTTTGAGCCGGCAAGTTTCTAGACGTGACAATAACGTCATCTGCGCGCAACCCTACTGCACCTAGTCTATAACTTCTTATGTCAAGTGAAAGATCACTTCCTTGTACTGCAGTCTCTGCAGCCATTACTAACATTTTTCTATCAAAAGACATGCAAGATTAGGTTGGTCTTATCATAATTTGCACTGATCATAATTTGCACTGCTAAAAACAATACAATCAACATTTGTTCAAATGTTTCTCGACAACAGTTAATATCATATGTTGGAATGCAAGCATATTACAAAAGTTTATTACATCTAAGATAACAGATGAATAGTTATTATCCATGAACGAATCTCTAAAAATTTCACATGCAGGACTAAAGTTCATTTCTGATTGGGAAGGTTGTGTCTTAAAGCCGTATCGTGACATCGCAGGTTACAGAACGATTGGTGTTGGGCACCTTATTACTGCAGGTGAATCTTTTCCGGATGGAATTGAAATTTCGCTAGAAAAAGCTTTGCAAATTCTCGCAGTAGATGTTCAAAAATGTGAAAAAGCAATCAAAAATAGTATCAAGGTTGAACTAAATCAAAATCAATTTGATGCACTTTGTTCTTTTGGCTTCAATTGTGGTACGGGTGTGTACGCAAGTTCCGGAGCATGCAAAATGCTGAATCAAGGAAACTATGATCAGGTGCCGGTCAGACTTCTCGACTGGAGCAAGGCAAGAATAAAGGGTGTGTTAACAGTTTCACCAGGGCTTTATAACAGGCGAAAGAGTGAAGGTCAGCTTTTTGTTCGTCAGATACAAAATGCTGCTGTTGTAACAGAACCTGAAGTTCCGGAACTAGATGTTGACAGAATTCAAGGACTAATTGCTGCAACAATATGGGACTCAGTACAAAATTTGGCACCAGGCGGAAGC